GCAGAAAGATTTACAATTTTATCCTGATACTGGTCGAGCTTATTGTTTTCATTGTGAAACTACATTTTTTGAATACAAACCATATAACAAAAAAGAATACGTTGTTCCTGAATGGAAAAACAAAACAGAACTGACAGATAAGGCTGTTCGTTTTTTTGAAAGCCGGATGATAAAGCAAGACACTCTTATTAAGATGAAAATCTATTCAGATAAGGAGTGGATGCCACAATTTAAAAGAGAAATTGAGGTTATTTGTTTTCCTTATTTCGTGAACGATAAATTGGTAAATATAAAATATCGGGGTGCAAAAAAAACGTTCAAACTAAATTCAGGTAGTCAGCTTGTTTGGTATAATTTTGATGCCATTTTAAACCACAAAGAAATAATAATTTGTGAGGGTGAAATAGATTGTCTTTCAATAATTCAAGCAGGATATGATAATTGTATAAGCGTTCCAAACGGAGCCGGTAACTTTGAATTTATAGATGATTCAGTACATTTATTTGAAGGAAAAAAAATAATAATTGCTGTTGATAATGATGCAAAAGGAATTGAATTAAGGGATGAGATAATAAGGCGGTTTGGGCCTGAAAATTGCTCTATTGTCAATTTTAAACAATACAAGGATGCAAATGAGTATTTATGCAATGAAGGTGGATTAAGTTTGTCAGAACTACTTAAAATGCCTTCTGACGTACCGATTGACGGGAACATAAAAGCAGAATCAATTTACAACGATGTGAAAGACCTTTTTGTTAATGGAATGACAAGGGGTAAAACTATCGAGATGGAAGAAATTGATAAATATTGTACATGGGAAACAAGACGGCTGGCTATTGTAACAGCACGACCAGGTGCAGGGAAAAGTGAATTTGTTGATTATCTTACAACTAAATTAAATCTTTTGTATGGATGGAAAGCAGCATATTTCACACCGGAGAATTATCCTTTAAAATATCACTATGCAAAGATTTTTGAGAAAATTATAGGAAAAAAATTTAGTTCTGTAAAAAGCGAACAGATTGAGTTTGATATGGCCTATGAACATATAAGGAATAATTTCTTCTGGATAATGCCGGAACAGGATTTGACTATTGATAAAATACTTACAAATGCAAAAAGCTACGTAAAATCAAAAGGGATTAAAGTGCTTGTAATTGATCCCTATAACAAGTTAGAACATCAGATGAATAACCGTGAATCGGAGACGCAATATATTAGCAAATTTTTGGATAAATTAACAATGTTTGCAAAATTGAATGATGTTTTGGTATTTCTTATTGCACACCCTCGGAAATTAGATAAAACTGAGGTGCCAACACTTTATGATATATCCGGTTCTGCTCATTTTTATAACAAAACAGATTACGGATTTACGGTTCACAGGATTTTTGATGAAAATAATCTAATGACAAATGACATTGAAATTCATTGGCAAAAAATTAAATTTAAAAATTTAGGAGAACAGGGAGTTTCTGAATTGAGATATAATTACATAAATGGAAGATTTGAAGAAAGGAAGTCAATTGATTTTTGGGATAATTCTAATTGGTTAGTAAAAGATGAAACAATTAAACCTAATTTAGAATGGGAACAAACGGATAAATGTCCTTTTTAAAACCAGTTGATTTTAACGAATTTAAAAAGATATTAAAATAACATGAATAACGAAATGGATTATAAAAAAGAAATAATTAAGATATTAGAGGACGAAGCTGTATTGTTAGACGAAGGGTATGGCACAACTGGCATTACAGAGGATGAACACGAAAAAATAGCAGAAAGGATAGTGAAATTATTTACTATACCTGATGTTATAAGTCGTGTTACTTTTATCGGCGAAGTGCCTAAAAATAGATTTTATCAGGTCTTAGAAAAAATAGATGCAATGAAAAGAATGGGATACGTTTTTTCAAAGCACGAAAGAAAAGATAGTGATGGCTGTGTTCAGTTTGATTACGAGCTTGAATTACATGGCTTATAACGTATTATAATATGAACAGTAAAAAATTACAGAAATGACAGAAGTATATGAATTCTTATACACAGACAATATACATGAGAGTGCGATGGCTACAATGAGTTTGCACCGAACAAAAAAAGGTGCATACAAAGCCATGAGAGCTTTTTTAGAATCAAAATATGCCGAATGGTATGACGAAAGAATACTTAAAGGAAAAGATAAGGACTGGGTGGACAAATTTGGATTGCATTGTGCATGGGCTATTCAACCAATAATGTTATATGAGTGATACATAACGGGCCGGTTACATGTTGTCGAAAGCCAACCACAACCGACCGATTCAGCGCACCGCCTTTGCATGGCTTTTGCAATATGTAACTTGTTACAAATCTGGTGCGGGAAACACCACAAAAGCTGATTAAATGAGCGAACGTAAAAAAAGAAAAAAAGGGAGGGCTTTTGAAATTATTTTATCTTAATATTTGGATATTAAATATATTATCCGTATATTTGGATATAAATTAGAATAATGAAACAGATGAAAGCATATAGATTATACAAAGGATTCAACAAAATAGGAGAATTTGATTCTATTTTAGAGGCTAAAAAGAATGCGCCTAAAGAAGATGGGATTTATAATTTGAAAGGCGAAAATTACAGAGATAGTTGGCAAATCATTAATGGAACTTATTATGGCGAATGAAACTTGGGAATACAGATTGCAGAAATCTGTGAGATGGGATTCAGAAGATGCAATAGATGATGTGATTTATTTTATACAAAACGAATTTATAAACGAATGGTGTTTAACATCTGATGAAATGCCAACAATAGGGCAAAGATGCTGGTGTGTAAATGATAAAAATGATTTGTATTTGTGTATTTACTCTAAATTTTCAGTATTCCGAAAAAAACCAACCTTTAATAATATGCTTGGAAAGGGATGGGAAGTTCAGAGCGTAGTTAAGTGGAAGCCGCTAAAAACACCTGAATTATGATTGAGTGGTTACAAAAAAACAAGGAATTTCTTTCCATACGTGGAATTGAAAAGCATTTAGGAATGCCGGATTCAACTTTAATAAAAGCTGTAAACGGAGTTCAAAACTTACCTGAGAAATGGAAACAATCTTTGGAAGATTTCATAAAGGTTTTGCAAAAACCTTAGTGCGCGGGCTTTTTTCTTTTTTGGTCAAGTTGCACCGACCTATCATTTAAAAACTGTCGCAGCACTTGTTTGTAACGGATTGGCGGTATGGTTTTGTAAGCCTACCACACCGCTTCAATTCAACGATAAACTTTCAAAGGCTTATAAACTATACCGCCTGTTATATGCTGGGCGGTCTAAAACGCAGAAATTATGATACACGAATTAAAAATTTTGCCACAGTATTTTCGCCACGTAGTTGATATGACAAAACCTTTTGAGGTAAGGCGAGAAGATGACAGAACATTCCAAGTTGGTGACGAATTGCTACTCAAGGAATTTGTTACTAAAGGTTATTACGAAGAAACAGACGAAGAACATTACACTGGCGAAATTTGCCATAGGGTTATTACTTACAAACTCAAATTAGCTGATGACCTTGTGGTTCTTGGTTTAGCGAGGAAGTAGCCTTGTATATAACGGTTTGGCTATGAAATCGAGCCGTTTTAATTGACTGAATTATCAAATACAAAATAACTTAAATATGAAATACTTAAAATCAAAATACGCACAAATTAAGGCTTGTTTTATAGCTTTTGTTATAAGCCGTTTTTAATCAAATCATTATGTTAGAATTAAACACGAAATTCAAACCAAAAGACAAAGTTTATGCAATTCAAGGAAATAAAATTAAACTTTGGGATGTTGTTAAAATGCTAATTGAAGTAAATTCAAAAAATGAATGTAAAGCAAGGTATTGTTTAGAATCAAATGATTGTAGTTCATTTAGTACAGAAGATGATTCAATATTATTTAAGTCAAAAGAAGATTTGATTAACTATATGTCTTCCTAAAATGGCTTATAACGGCCATGTGCAAGCCCATGTAGCGGCTAAAACCTCTGCCGTTCATTAATTGCCTGGACGTTCCTGTTTTATTTTCTTTTTGGCGTGGGCTTTTTAATGTTAATTTAATGTTAAGAATAAGTATATGCTTAAAAATAATTTATTTTAACGATACAACATATTAAGTAAATGCTTATCTTTACGCTAAGAAATTTAATTAATAACATTTAAAACAAAATAAAATGAAAGCAACAGTTAAAAGTTATCAACAAAGCCAACACGACAACATTTCCTGGTATGTACTTACAAACAGTTATAAAATGACTGTAGAGGACGCTTGGGAATATTTGCCTCTCGAAGATTCTGCTGATGTTAGTTTCATTGAGATGGAACAATCAGTTGTAAATTTAAATGGATTTAAGCGTTGTTTTTGTTTTCATGAAAAAATAAAATAATGAATATTAACCAATTGAAAAAAAAACTCGGCTTAACCAACTCGGAAATAGCCGGGTTCTTCGACCTTACGCCGATGGGTTACGCTAACTCATCGGCGAAAAAGCGTTACGAAACTGCTTTGTGCCGTTTTTATGCTTTTTGCAAAAAAGCTGCGCGCGGGGAAAAAGAAAATAAAACCAGCACCGGCGATGAATAAATATACATCCCCCGCTATTGGGTTTGCACAATGTTATAAAACGGCTTTAATCCTCCGTTTATTTCAGGGTGAAAACTTCTTTAAGCTGTTTTATAACAGTATGTATATTCAATGCGCA